CGTCAGCGAGTGGTGTATCAAAAGGAAAAGATTTCACTCCTAGAAGAGATTGTGAAGGAATTAAATAATCGCCATTGGAAAATTCGTAATGCCATTGATTGGCGTAAGTTTGTGAATGGGCAGTAACCCCACAACTGCGCTTTGCGAAGACCCTGCCAATTGGTGGGTGGATCGTATGTACCTGCAAGACGCATTTGCTGCTGCACGACACAGCACTGATCCTAGAACACAGGTGGGTGCAGTACTCGTGATTCCTGTGGGTGGTGTGGTACTGGCGGCGTGGAACGCTATCCCCGAAAATTTATATGACTACGAGTGCACTCCTGAAACTAAAAATTACTGCACCGAACACGCCGAACGAGCAGTAGTATTCAAGGCACTACAGAACGGACTTCCAACTCAGGGGTTAACCGTGTACTGCACATGGGGAGTGTGTGCAGATTGCGCTCGTACACTTATAGAGTTTGGCATCAAGCGCGTGGTTACCCTTTACCGCCTCGTAGAAGCCTCTCCTGAGCGTTGGCAGGATAGTATGCACAATGGACTCCTAATGATGAAATGTAGCGGAATAAAGACGGTTGGGTGGAGAGGAGACTTGGGGACTAAATATAATATACGGTTCAACGGTCAGGTTGTGGGAAACGAGGACTTGTTGTAATGTTCGACCTTGATGTAAGCGAAATAGATTCGGTGAATGTTCGTGTGCATTGCGATAAAGGCATTGCCCATGAACTCTCTGATTATTTTACTTTCAAGGTTCCTGGTTACAAGTTCATGCCAGCGTATCGCTCCCGTATGTGGAACGGTGAAATCAAACTGTATAATATTCACACGCAGACCATCTACGCAGGACTAGTAGAGTACATTCAGAAATTCGCAGACGAACGCAAGTACACCATTACCCTGCCTTCACGCAATGCGTTCACCACTACCCCTGCCGATGTGCAGGGATTCATGGAAGACTTCTTGAATGTTCAAGTACACGGGAAAAAAGTCTCGCCCCATGAGCATCAAATAAATGCAGTACAACACGCCATGCAGGAAGAACGGTGCCTTTTGCTGTCTCCCACAGGCAGCGGAAAAAGTCTTATCATCTACGCACTGCTGCGGTACTACCTGAGCAAGATTCCAAAAGACAAAAAGGTACTCATCATTGTGCCAACAGTATCTCTAGTAGAGCAGATGTTTTCTGACTTTACTGACTACTCTTCGGCAAACGGATGGGATGTGCAAACTAATTGCCACAAGATTCTTGCAGGAGCGGACAAGGCAACACAGAAGCGTGTGGTGATTTCCACATGGCAATCCATATACAAGCAAACAGAGAAGTACTTTGAGCAGTTTGGTGCTGTGGTTGGAGACGAAGCCCACCTGTTCAAGTCGAAGTCGCTCACCGCAATACTCACCAAACTAAAGCGGTGTCCTTTCCGCGTTGGCACTACAGGCACACTAGACGGAACCGATACCCATCGTCTAGTGCTTGAGGGGCTGTTTGGTCGTGCCTATGAGGTCACAAAGACCAAGGCACTCATGGAAAAGAAAATACTCAGCGATCTAAAAATTGACTGCATACTGCTGTCGTATCCCGATATTGATAGAGAATCGGTGAAGCGAGCGAAATATCCCGATGAAATCAAGTGGATCATTAGATCCACTCGCCGAAATCGTTTTATTGCTAATCTTTGTAAATCCCTCAAGGGTAACTCGCTTATACTTTTTCAATTCGTAGAAGATCACGGCAAACTGCTAAATACTATGGTTAGGGCTTGCATTCCAATGGAGCGCAAGGTATTCTTTGTCTATGGCGGTACAGAAGCATCGGAACGAGAAGAGATACGCAAGATTGTAGAAACAGAATCTGATGCCGTCATTATTGCTTCGTATGGAACATTCAGCACAGGCATTTCCATTCGAAGACTGAACAACATTATATTTGCTTCACCATCCAAGTCACGGATACGAGTATTGCAGAGTATTGGAAGACAATTGCGAGTTTCACAAGACAAGACCACAGCGCGGCTTTATGATCTAGGTGATGACCTTTCATGGAAGACTTGGAAGAATCACACACTTCGCCATATGAATGAGCGTATGAAACTGTACGAAGCCGAAGGTTTCGAGTACAAGGTAGTAAAAATACAGTTAGGAGAAGACACATGAGCCGAAAGAAAAAAACAGAACTCAGAATCTTCAAACTCCGTAGTGGCGAAGAGATTATTGCAAAGGTTGCAGGTAAGACCAAAGACAAGATTAAGTTGCAGCGTCCCATGCGGATCATGAATAATATTCAGAGTGATCCTTACACGGGTGCAAAGCGTCAGGTGATCTACTTCTCTGATTGGCTTGGCAGCACTTCTGAAATAATTGCAGACATTCCACTAGACTTTATTGTTGTTGAATTGCAACCCGATCCCGATATTGTGTGTCTGTATGATCGCCAAACCGAAGCAGATGATCGTGGTGCAGCACTTCCTCTGCCACCGTCCTCTACTGCTCCCGCTGAACTTCCCTTGTTTGATGAAGACGAAATGCTTGAACTCAGCGATGATGTGGATAAAAAATTAGAGGAATTACTCAAGCGTATGGCTCAGGAAGACGCACCACCACAGCCAACAGATTACAAGAATCCGCTTCAGTCGGTGTTTGATCAATTGAGTCCTGTGTTTCCCCCATCGTTTCCCCCTTCGTTCCCTCCACGGGTAGAAGGCATTGTGTTTTCTGTGAGTATTCCCAAAGACATTCTTGCTAGTTGGGTGGAGACAGGCTTTATTGACTATTTGAAAGATTGTATTTCGGATTTTACGAGTACAGACTTTCTTGAGCAGATGATGAATGAAGAGGAAGAAGAGGAAGAAGAAGAAGTTGAAGACAAGCCAAAGCGAGCAAAGCGGCAGAAAAGAGAGAAGACTTCCAAGGACGATTGGAAGGAACCTGCCGATGAGCACAAGGCAAAACCCGAATACGGAAACACATCGGGAGACTGGTCGCCATTTTTGAAAGACTACTTGCCAGAACAAGAGCCTCCAAAAAATACAGATAAGGGTTGACACGGAGTTGATTATGATTCATAATGTACATAAAGGAATGTGATGGCTAAGAAAAAGAGTGACCACTATATCGACAACCAACAGTTTTTTGCTGAGATATCAGCATGGAAACTACTTGTTACTGCTGCAAACGAAAAGGGTGAGAAGCATCCTCCCGTAACGCATTACATCGGCGAGTGCTTTATGAAGATTGCGGAGCATTTATCCCGCAAGCCCAACTTCATAAACTATCCGTATCGTGATGAAATGATGTCGGACGGAATCGAAAACTGTCTGCTGTACGCATACAACTTTGACCCTGCAAAATCAAGCAATCCATTCTCATATTTCACTCAGATCACCTACTACGCTTTTCTTCGCCGTATACAGAAGGAGAAGAAGCAAGCGTATATCAAACTCAAAAAGATTGAGATGTCCAATGTGGATTCTTCTGTGCGCCGATGGTTCCGCGAGAACTATCTAAAGGTTGGCGAGAATTTTGAAACCCTTCCTACCTTCCTGACCGAAAACGATATTGCTTCGTTTGAAAAGAAAACAGGTGAAGCAAAGGAAGAGGTTTCTGAAGTTAAACCCAAGCCCAAGAAAACGAAGAAGAAGGCGGCGGCAAAGCCAAAGACCCCACCTGTAGCAAAGAAGAAATCGAAAGGCAAGAAGAAGTGAAGATTGCATTGGTGACGGATACCCATTTCGGTGCGCGAAACGATTCGCCATTGTTCCTAGAGCATTTCATGCGGTTCTTTGATCGCGTGTTCTTTCCTCGGATTGAAGCAGATGGCATCGACACCATTATTCACTTGGGCGATTTTCTTGATCGCCGCAAGTTTGTAAACTTTCTTACTCTGAATGCAGTACAGACAGGATTCGTTAAGCGGCTTGAGAAGAGCGGAGCAAAGATGCACTGCATCTTGGGCAACCACGATATATTCTTTAAGAACAAGAGCGAAGTAAACTCACTACAGGAGTTGTTCTCGGATCGCTTTATTGTTCACGACAAGCCAACTGTTCTAACTTTTGATGGACTTCCTATTGCAATGCTGCCGTGGATCAACAAGGAAAACGAAGCAGAGTCTCTGCAATTCCTGAAGGACGCACCAGCAGACATAATGATGGGTCACCTTGAACTCAATGGATATCATGTTCTCAGGAATACTCCATTCGATGGTGGTATGGATGCGAATCTGTTCCAACGATTCAAGGCGGTGTACACAGGACACTTCCACTCCCGCCATTCTCGCGACAACATTCATTATTTGGGATGCCCCTATCAGATCACGATGAGTGACTACGGAGAGAAAAAGGGATTCCATATATTTGATACCGAGACACAGGACTTGGAGTTTGTCAAGAATCCACACACAATCTTTACTCAGATTCGTTACGATGACTCGCAGAGTAGTGATACAGTTCCTCTATCGGTTGATGAGGACAGAACACGAAGCAAGTATGTTCGTATCATTGTAGAGAAGAAGACAAAGCCGTACCTGTTTGAAAAGTTTGTGGATTCGGTGTACAGTAGCAGCCCACACGGTGTTACTATTATTGAAGACTTCCAACAGGAAACCGCAACTGATACGGCTACTGATGAGTTGGGAGAGGATACTATTTCAATCATTAATCGAGAAATTGATTCGCTGAAGCAGGACATTGGAGACTGCAAGGCTATCAAGGAACTTATTCGTGAACTGTACGGAGAGTGCATGGCAAACGAGATTGGAAAACCATGATCACATTCAACAAGATTAAGTGGAAAAATCTACTAAGCACGGGAAATGTGTTTACCGAAGTGGCTCTAGATAAATCCGCAACCACTCTTGTGTGCGGCGAAAACGGAGCAGGTAAAACTACCATGCTTGACGCTATAACCTTTGTTCTATACGGCAAGCCGTTTCGTAACATCAATATTCCACAAATTGTTAACTCCATCAACGGTAAAGACTGTGTGGTAGAGATTGAATTCACAGTTAACGGCAGCACATACAAGGTGACTCGTGGTCTAGCACCAAAGGTGTTTGTGATTGAAAAAGACGGCAAGGCAATAGACCAAACCGCCAATGTGAAAGACTATCAAGCAATTCTTGAGGGTCATATTTTAAAGATGAACTACAAGACATTCTGTCAAGTAGTCATATTGGGTTCCACCAACTATGTTCCGTTCATGCGCCTTGCTGCTGCGGATCGGCGTGGTGTGGTAGAGAACCTGTTGGATATTGATGTGTTCTCCAAGATGAATGATCTCTTGAAGACTCGTCTATCTGAAACTAAAGAAGCACTCCGAGAAGTAGATACGGAAATCAACACGCTTAAACTTCGGATAGAGCATAAGGCAGACTTGATTCAAAAAATCGAGGACAAGTCTGACTCGCAGTTGGACTCTTATGCCGCATCCTCTGCTGAAGAGCAGAAGACTCTTGACGAACTACTTCAGAAGAAGGCAGTTCTACAGGAAGAACTACTTGCTATTGGTGCGTCTCCTGATGCTGTTAATAAAGGTCGGGAAGCAGTGAATCAACTTGCTGCACTTCGCAAGCAAATGATTAGTGGAATAAAGAAGGCAAATGAAGAACGCGAGTTCTATCAGCAGAATGAAGACTGCCCTGTATGCAAGCACGATCTTCCACAAACATTTCGTGATGACATGATTGTAAAGAAGCAGAGCCGTCACACAGAATTAGAAACAGCACTCACCCAACTAGAAGTAATGATTGCAAAAGAAAA